CAATCGGAGTGAACGAATATAAAAAGATCGTCAATACCGGCGGGACATCTTCGGGATGGGTAGCTGAAAAAGAAACACGTTCAGAAACCGACACGCCGACGCTGAAACAGATCACCATCAACATGAAAGAACTTTACGCAGAACCAGGCGCAACTCAACTGGCCCTGGATGATACTTTCATGGACCTGGCATCATGGCTGGCTGATGAAGTCTCTGTTGAGTTCAACGAGGAAGAGGGCGAAGCATTTATCACCGGTGACGGCGTTGCAAGCCCCAGAGGTATTGCCGGGTATGACTTTGTGGCAAACACTTCTTACACATGGGGTAATGTCGGGTATGTCGCAGGCGGACATGCAAGCGCTCTTAACAACGCGGATAAGCTGATCGCTCTTCAACACGCCTTGAAATCTACATACCGGAACGGCGCTACGTTCCTGATGAATGACTCTACATGCGAGACCATTCGGAAACTGAAAGATGGCGAGGGGAACTATATTTGGCGGCCCGGCCTCATGGAAAACGTACCTGACACCCTTTTGGCGAAACCTGTTGCATATGATGACAATGTGGCTGATATCGGTGCGGGCGAATACCCGCTGTTCTTCGGGAATTTCAAACGGGCATATCTGATTCTTGATCGGATGGGGGTCAGAATATTACGAGATCCGTTTACGTCCAAGGGAAATGTGCTGTTCTATACAACTAAAAGAGTTGGGGGCGGCTTAATTTTACACGAGGCAGTAAAAGCCCTCAAGATTGCCACCAGTTAATGTTTTGGCTTGATATTTTGAGACATCTATGATATCTTACTTAGACATAAAAACAGGCAGGGAGAGCGCGGTAACGCTATCCCTGCCCTCACCACAACCTTACCTGATAGGAGGTGCGATCATGGCTAAGTCTGTTGTATCAAAACGTTCTGGTTCAAGTCAAGTCAAAAAAGTGTGCCCGGTTTGCGGAACAACTTTTTGGGTCAAGCCATCTCATGCGGAAAAAAGGAAAACATGTAGCCGAAAGTGCATGGGTTTGTCTCAAATAAAAAAGGTGACCCTGCCATGTAGTTTTTGTGGCAAGGATGTTGAAAGGTGCCCATCACAACTTAAGCAATACCGGCAATATAAATCAAAAAATGTTTTTTGCAATAAGTCATGTATGACCAAATACCATACTGGCGACGGAAACCCAAACAGGCGAAAAGAAAACGAGGTTGAATTGAAGTGCCAATGTTGCGGGCAAACTTTTTACAGGCCGCAGTGGTTGTCCTTCAATCCAGGCACAAAAAAGCCCATTAAGTTTTGCAGCCGCGAGTGCTACAGGCAACACCGCCTTAAAGAGTCAGGCGCAATGTTTAGTTGTGACGTTGAGGTAGTTTGTGCGTGGTGCGGAAAACTTAAAAAAGTGACCAGCCACAATTACCGGAAGCAAAAATCCTTTTTTTGTGACGCTTTGTGCCAAGGTGAATACCAATCAGTTTTCTTTTCTGGAAAAAGCGCTCATGGGTATAAAGGCGGGTTTGCTCTTAACGACAGGCCGTCTTACAAGCACTACAGCGGACAGATCGATTTCAAAGTTGAAACAAGAATGTCCATCGATGGTCTTTTTTTAGAAGTCAAGTGTTCGTATTGTGGAAAGTGGTTTGAGCCAACAAGGAAATATCTTTTTGCTGTCATGAACCGGTTTAGATACAATTCCGGAGACTTGAATTTCTATTGCTCGGCCGGATGCAAAAAAGCGTGTCCTGTTTTTTGGCAACGGAAATACCCCAAAGGCTTCAAGCGCGCATCGTCCCGCGAAGTATCCCCGGATCTTCGTCAAATGTGCCTTGAGCGCGACGGCTGGGAATGTCAGCGGTGCGGAAAAACAGAACCGCCCCTACATTGCCACCACATTGACGGCGCTGTGCAGAACAAAATTATCAGCAACGACCTTGAAAACGTGATCACCTTGTGTAAGGCGTGTCACAAAGAGGTCCACAAACAAGACGGTTGCCGATACCATGAATTGCAGTGCAAGGAAAAGGAATCGTGTGCCGCATGACATTGAATCAGGGGCCATGCCCTTTAACCGATAAAGAAACAAATTTTAACTCACAAAATAAAGGAATATACCAATGAAAGACCTTTACAATAACATCGAGGTTGAATCAATTCTCGATCCAATTGCCTTTGATACCACGGCGACATACACGGACATAGACCTTCAAGGGTTCAATTCTGCTTGTCTGCTGGTCCATGTGGGACTTGATGCCAGCATGGACGCATCAAACAAAATTGTTTTCACTCTGAAGGACTCGGCTGACGGCACCACTTATGCCAACGTGGAAACCGACGATATGATAGACCTTACCGTTACCTCCGGTGCCGTCTTAACAATCGACGCCGCAACTGAAGACAACACCCTGTATAAACTGGGGTACGTCGGCGGGAAGCGTTATCTGGAACTTGTTGCAACCGTGACCGGCACCGTTGATCCGCCCATGTCCATCGTTCTTGTAAAAGGACACCCCGAACTGGCATCCGTTTAAATCGGGTCTTAATTGACTACTCGGGTAACAACCGATAAAGGAAAAAGATTATGGCAGATACAACGTATCAACCAAAAACATATCGTTCAGACGGCGGAGACAAGCACGTCATCGCTGATGGCGGTGAATTAGATGTTGAGTCTGGGGGTGCACTAAAACTCTCTGGGGCACAGGTAACAGCAACTGCAGATGAGATAAACAAAGCCGCCGATGTCTCTATTCGGGTTCAAGAACTGACGGAAACAGGAGATGTCACGGCGGGCACCCAGTCTGTTGAACTCAACCATGACACCACTGTTATAGAGGCAACAATTGCTGACGCATCAAACCACCAGGGGTTGTTTGTCGTGAAAGATACCAGTTCAACAGGTACTGCCGCCCATACCTTAACTCTGACCGCCGGGACTTTTGACGGCACGAATGACATTGCAACTCTCAATGCACCCGGGAAAGCCCTGGTGGTATATTTTGATTCGGCAGGCGATGGTGTGATTCTCGAAAACATCGACACCGTTTCACTTTCATCTTCATAATATCTTGGGGGCTTTGGCCCCCTTAACCCAAAAAAAAGCAAAGGGTTAATTATGGCAATTTCATCAATAGGCGCAATGAATAATCGATTCATTGGCCTTTCCATAGACACAAAACCAACCAGCGATGTTGCCACTGGCGCAACCTTCCTCGAATACGATACCGGCTGCCTGTTCTCCTATACCGGGTCAAACTGGTTTCTGAAAACCAACCCGGATCACCTGTTTTCCGTAACAACCGCTGATCTCAACCAGGCTGCTGGGGACTATGATCTTTTCACAGCCCCATCATCTTCAGTTCAAATTCTTGAGTTTGGCCTGATCATTCCTGATGACCTTACCGGGGACGCTGCCGGGTCTCTGACCGCAATCAGCGTACAGTCCACGGACACATCACCGGTTGAATTTATCAGCGCGACCCAGGGCGCAAAGGCCAACCTTACCGCTGACAAGCATCTGCTTTACACAAGTGCCGAAGTTGTAGCCGGAACCAAAAAGATCCAGATTGCCATTGTAGGTGGTGCGACCTTGCCGCCCAGGTATGCAATCTGTGGATTAAATATCAAGAGGCCGTAAGCTGATGAACGATCTTTACGTCAGAATACCGCCCGGAGTTGTACCTGATGTAGACAGCACGGATAATACCTATATCCGGGATGTGATAGGTAACAAGCCCGACAAGAGCTTTTACCCGGATGTGACATGATGTATCCAAAATTAACCATAGTTGACACAGGGCCAACGGCAGAACCGATCACGTTAATCGACGCAAAAGAACAGCTCCGAATTGACCACAGCGATCATGATATTATGATCAATGGATTAATCCAGGCAGCAAGGGAACAGGTAGAGGCCATGTGTGGCAGGGCCATTATTCAGCAGACCCGAATCGCCTATTTCGATCAGTGGCCGGATAAGGTCTTTAATCTGCTTTACCCGGAAATTCAGTCGATTGCGCATATAAAATACACCAACTCTGCCGGTACACAGACGGAATACAGTAGCGACAATTATTCACTCGATCCCGGGTCG